ACGAGGAAAAACTTCAAATTCTGTTGGTATTATTAATGATATACTAAGTTATGAATCTAATTATACTATCGATTCATCCTCAAAGTCAAGAAAGGGGTGGAATACTGAAACTGGATTTTTAAATAATGATTTTCAACGAATTCACGATAGTGATTATTATCAATATTTTTCATATGCATTGAAATCTCAAAAAGATTTAAATACATGGGATAATCCGGTAAGTTCTTTAAATCATACTGCAGGATTTAAAAAATTTGGCAATTTAATTATAGAATCAAAACCATCAAATATTGGAATTTCAACCAATCAAAATCAAGGAGATTTTTCCGGTACTGCAGATTTGTCTAGATTTATAGACTTAAATTGTGTTTATGATTTTGATCTTGCTCGTGAAAATAATCTTATCATTGACGACACTATTACTTCTAATGAAATTTTATTTGATTCTAGAGTTATTCAAGATTATATCGAATCTATTGGAAATAGAGTTTTAGTAATTGATGATATCTCAAATGAATTTAATAGTAATCCTAGAGCAACAGAGTTTAGTATTGTAGACTCATTTACTTTAACTAATGTTAGATCTAAAAAATATTTTATTCTAATACAGGATCAAAAATTTATAAATGAAAAACAATTTAGTGCTGTAGTACTTCTTCATGATAACAATGTTGGATTTATAAACCAATATGGATTAAATGCATCAGAATTTGGAGGTTTGGGGTTTTTTGATTTTAGTGTTTCAGGAACATCTGGAAATTTACTTTTTTATCCTGTAAAAACAAAATTTAATAATTATAATTTACAAATTTTTTCTTTCTCCCTCAATGACAGTCTAAGTGGAATTGGTACAGTAGATTTAGGAAGTTCTGTTCACATTAACACTAGTAATACTACTATTCCACAAGGAACTGGAATTTCCACTTCCATTGTAGGAATTGCTTCCACTTATAGATCATCAAAAGTTTTAGTTCAAATTGGATCCACTGATTCTTCATATTATGAAATTGATGAGATTACTGTTATTAACGATGGAAATCAAATTCATTTATTAGATTATGGCCAAATAACAACTGATAATTTTACTCCACGCTCATCTTCAGGAATAGGAACATATAATGCTTATTTGTCTGGTTCAGAAATTAAAATTGATTTAATACCAGATGCAACAACTACTATTGATTATATTGTTAATACTTTTAATGTGTCTTTGGCAAATACAAGTGCTTCTGGAATTGGAACTGAAATAATTGGCGGGAGTTCTATAAATTCATCTTCGGTTGCAATTTCCTCCAGTGCTTCTCCAGTAGCAAATATAATATCAAGTTATTCAAATGTAAATTACAATAGTTCATATTATATTATTAGTGTTGAAGATAAGACAAATTCAAAATATCAGGTTTCTGAAATTTTAGTTGTCACAAATTATGAAGAAAATCAATGCTATATTACGGAATTTGGTGTTTTACAAACAGAATCTTCTTTGGGAATAACAACAGCAGGAATTTCTGGTACAAATACTGAAATTTATTTCACTCCCATTCAAAATATTGATGTTGATATTAAAGTATTTGCAATTAACATTGGATTGAGTAACATTGTTGACGATATATCACTAACAAATGGATCTCTAGAATATGGTTATGGAGTATACACTGGAACAAATTCAGATATTAAAAAAGAATTTGAATTAAAGCATAAAAATATACCAATCTTTGAGAGATATTTTGATAGTAGTGATCCAAATATTATTAAAATTGACAAAAATATAATTACAATTCCTTACAATTACTATGTTACTGGGGAAGAAATAATATATTCATATCCTATTGAATCATCGCAAGCAATTGGTATTGCAACAACTTCTGTACCTGGAATTGGTGTTACTGATAAACTTCCTCCCAATTTATATGTTGTTAAACTAAATGATTCTCAAATAAGAGTTTCTGCTTCGGCATCTGATGCATTAAAGACTATTCCAAAAGTTTTAGAACTAACATCTGTTGGCATAGGAAGTTCTCATTTATTTACTTCAAAAAATCAAAATAAAAAGGGAATTATATCAATTGATAATGTTATTCAATCTCCCATTGTTTCAACAGCAATTACATCATCATTAGTTCAAAATTTAAATTTCTTTAGTTCTTCAGTATATGTGTCAGGTATAACATCAATTTATGGCGGAGACTTAATTAAAATTAATGATGAAATTATGAAAGTGACTGCAGTTGGAGTTGGAAGTACAAATTTAATAAGTGTAGTTAGACCTTGGATGGGAACTGTATTATCTACTCATTCATCTTCAAGTTTAGTATCCAAAGTTTATGGAAACTATAATATTGTCAAAAACAAAATTCATTTTTCAGAGGCACCTTACGGAAAAGTACTTTTTTCCAATCCATCAAGTAGGGCAGATGAACAAGATTATGTTGGTATTGCTACTGGGTCATCATTTAGTGGAAGAATATTCTTAAGATCTGGAATTGTAGATGGCAGTAATGAATCATACTCAAATAATTATATTTTCGATGACATTTCAAATAATTTTAATGGGATTGATAAAACTTTTTCACTAAAATCAAATGAATCTAATGTAACCGGAATATCAACAGATAATGCTATAGTATTAGTAAATGAAATATTTCAAGGACCAAATTTTGTGGATTATGATTTAAATGAGTCCTCAGGAATAACTTCTATAACATTTACTGGATCAGCAACATCAACAAGTTATGATGTTAACACTTCAAGTATTCCTAGAGGAGGTATTATTCTTTCTGTTGGATCTACTCAAGGATTTGCATATCAACCATTAGTATCCGCAGGAGGTACTGCAGTAGTATCATTTGCAGGTACAATTCAATCTATTAGTATTGGAAATAGTGGATCTGGTTATAGATCTGGAATACAGACAGTTGTAAATGTTGGGGTTGTAACATCAAATGTTGGTACTCCAAATATAGAATTAATTGGAACTGCTTCTATAAGTGGAGGAAATATTGTAAGTGTTGCTATTACAAATCCAGGAGTTGGATATACTTCATCCAATCCACCAATTGTAGTTTTTGATGACCCACTATCATATTCAAATATTCCACTAATATACAACTCACAATCATCTTCAGGAGTAGGTACTGGTGCAGTTGTTGATATTGTAGTTGGTCAAGGATCAAGTGTAATATCATTTGAATTAAAGAATTTTGGATATGGGTATAATATAAATGAAGTGCTAACGGTTTCAATTGGAGGAACCATAGGAATTCCAACTAATACCTCATTAAGTTTTTCAGAATTTCAATTAACAATTGATAGTGTATACTCCGATACATTTTCTGCGTGGACAGTTGGTTCTCTTCAAGTTATTGATTCTATTGATTCGTTTTTTGATGGAAATAGAAAAACTTTTCCAATTCGTATTGGTGGAAATCAAACTACAATCAGAACAAAAAAGGGATCAAATATTGATGTTCAAGCAACTTTATTAATTTTTATTAATGATATTTTACAAGTTCCGGGAGAAGGATACAATTTTTCTGGAGGAAGTATTATAAGATTTACGGAAGCACCAAAAGAAGGTGATACTTCTAAAATAATATTCTACCGAGGAACTGGAGGTGTTGATACTTTAGATGTTGATATTTTGGAAACTATCAAACCCGGAGACAAAGTAACTTTAACTAGCGATGATATTAAACTTACCGAAAACTCTAGATTAGTTACTGAAATTATTTCTTCAGATATACTTACTACAAACTTATATTCTGGTCCAGGAATTACTGAAAATGAAGATCTATCAAGACCTTTAACATGGTGTAGACAAACTGAAGACTTAGTTATAAATGGACAGCAAGTTGGTAAGGATAGAGTACATTACGAACCATATATTCAACCGACTACTAATATTATCCAAAATATTGGAATAGGATCTACAGAAATTTTTGTTGAAAGTGTTAAGGCATTCTTTGATAGTGAGAAAGAATATGTTCATGACGGAACTACAGAAAGACCGCAAAACAAAATTCTTATCATTTCTCAAGATTCTATAGTTTCTTCATCTGCTACTGCTGTAGTATCCACTTCAGGAACCATTTCCTCTATTGTTATTTCTGATGGTGGAGTTGGATATACTACTACTCCGACAGTATCAATCGCAGGTCCAATTGGATTTGGAACAACTGCAGCACAGAATACTGCTAGAGCACTTGCAACAATCTCTGGAGGTATTGTAACTGGAATTGCAATAACCTCTGCTGGACTTGGATACACATTTACACATCCACCAGTAGTTTTAATTGAAACTCCACCCGCAAAATATGAAGTCATTGATAAAATTTCTTACGAAGGAGATTTTGGAATAATTACTGGAGTTCAAACCACTTCTGTTGGAGTAGCATCAACTGGAATCGTATTTGATTTGTTTATTCCTACAAACTCTATTATAAGAGATTCGAGTATTGTGAAAGTAGGAATTGCTACTACAGGAATCAGCGGAATTCAAACTGGATATTATTTTGTTGTCAGTAATTCAAATGTTGGAAATGGTTTAACATCTCTCAATATTTCCGGTGGAATTGTTGGTGTTGGAACTACTTTTATTGATAACATCTATCAAGTTGCATCAGTTTCAATTGCACAAACTGCTGTTCCTGGCGTAGGACTTACAAATGTTGCTAAAGTAACTGTAAGTGTTTCAAATTATAATAATTTGAGTGGACTTGGATTTAGTCAGTTTTATGGTGAATATAGTTGGGGGAGAATTTTAACGCCCGCACTCCAAAATCCAAATGAATTTATTACTTATGCTAATATTGGTGGTATTTCATCATCTCCAGTTATTCAAAGATACAATCGTCTAAAATACTCAAATTATAATACATAAATAAATAAAAAAACTATAAAATGTCTGCAATTATAACTGATCAACTAAGAATATTAAATGCAAAGAATTTTGTTGCTGGTGTTACATCTTCTTCCAATTCATATTATTCTTTTGTTGGTTTAACTAATGCAACTGATTACTTAACAACTTGGGAAAGCAATCCACCATCACCAAGAGATAGTTTTGAACAAGAAAATGATTATTGGGATACTATGGTTGCTTTAAAAAAAATTAAAGCGAGTGATGTAAATCAAGTTATTCGTAAAATAACTTGGTCTTCCGGAACAACTTATGATATGTATCGTCATGATATTAGTGTAACTAATACATCAAAACCATCTGGGTCAACTAGTTTATATTCAGCAAATTATTATGTAATTAATAGTGATTATAGAGTTTATATTTGTCTTCAAAATGGCACTGATCCTGAAAATGTAACTGGAAGACCATCATTAGATGAACCAACTTTTACAGATTTAGAACCAAAGGCAGCAGGAGATAGTGGCGATGGTTATATTTGGAAATATCTTTATACAATCAAACCAAGTGAAGTTATAAAGTTTGATACAGTCAATTTTATACCAGTACCAAAAAACTGGAACACTAGTTCAGAATCTTTAGTATTAAGAACAAATGCAGCATCTCCCAATAACCAACTTAAAATTATTACTATTACAAATCGTGGAGTTGGATTAGGAACAGCAAATAGAACATATACAAATGTTCCGATTAGAGGTGATGGTGAAGGAGCAAAAGCAACTATTGTAATTAATAACGACTCTAAGGTAGAATCCGTTACAGTTTCTATTGGAGGTTCTGGATATACTTATGGAACTGTTGATTTAGTTGGTGGTAATGTTCCTACCGGCACAGTAACACCAACTTTTAATGTAATTATCCCACCAAAAGGAGGACACGGAGCAGATATCTATAGGGAACTTGGTGCATATAATGTTTTGATTTTTTCTAGAATTGAAAATGATTTAGAAAATCCAGATTTCATTACTGGAAATAAAATTGCACGAGTTGGAGTTGTAGAAAATCCTCAAGCATATGATTCTACTTCATTATTAGATGCAGAAAAGGCAAGTGCTGTTTATGCGTTAAAACTTACAGGAACAGGATATGACACTGCGGTATTTACTCCAAATTCAATATTTACACAAACTATAAGTACAGGAACAACTGCTGTTGGAAGAGTAGTTTCTTATGATCAAAACACCGGGGTATTAAAATATTGGCAAGATAAAAGTCTTGTTGGATTTAATACTGATGGTACTCAAAATACATTTCCAACTTACGGAATTCAATTAAATAGATTTACAAATTCTGTTGGAACTGGAGGAACTACCATTATTGTAGGAACAAATCTTAATATTGACACTACTTTTACAGGTATTTCTACGGCACTAAATAATAGAACATACAATCTCGGACAATCTTTTATTGGTGGTTTAGCAAATCCTGAGGTTAAAAAATATTCAGGAAATATTATTTACGTTGATAATAGACCTTCAATTACCAGGTCATCAAATCAAAAAGAAGATATCAAAGTCATTTTGCAATTTTAAAGAATTATGCCACAGGAAACTAATTTAAACGTCTCTCCGTATTTTGATGATTTTGATTCGAGTAAAGACTATTATAAAGTCTTATTTAAACCTGGATATCCAATTCAAGCTAGAGAATTGACTTCTTTACAGTCAATTCTCCAAAATCAAGTTGAACAATATGGTAAGCACATATTCAAAGAGGGTTCTGTTGTACTTGGAGGAGATATATCTTACGATAGTCCATTCTATTGTGTGGAAATTGAATCTTCTTTTAATGGATCTCCAATATCTTTATATTATGATCAATTATTGGGTAAAAGAATTGTTGGGTCAACTAGTGGTGTATCTGCAGAAATTGTTTATACTATTACAGATATTGAATCTGAAAGACAAAATTATACCCTTTATTTAAAATATCTTGGAAGTGGAGGAGTAGATTTTACAAATAAAACATTCCAAGATGGCGAAACTCTTATTTTACAATCTCCACTAACTTATAACAATTTCACTATTCAAGCAGGACAGGGATTTTGTAATACAATTTCAGAAAATAGCATTTCAGAAGGATCTGGAGTTTCCATAAAAGATGGTGTATTTTTTGTACGAGGATTTTTTGCTAATACAAAATCTCAAACAATAATTTTGGATCAATATAGTAGAAATCCATCATATAAAATTGGATTTAATATTATTGAAAAAATAGTAACTTCTTATGAAGATGAAACTTTATACGATAATGCACAAGGATTTTCAAATTATGCGGCTCCTGGATCTGATAGATTTAAACTAGAATTACAATTAGATAAAAAAACTCTTGATGATAATGAAACTGAAAGTTTCGTTGAAATAATGAGAATTGAAAAAGGTGTTCAATTATTTGTCAATAAAAATTCTACTTATAGTTTAATTAGGGACGAATTAGCTAGAAGAACTTCAGATGAATCCGGAGATTATTTTGTAAAACCATTTATATTAAATGTTAGAGACAGTTTGAATGATGGTGTTCTGAATAGAGGCATTTATTTTAAAGATCAAACTACTATTGGAGGAAAAACACCATCAGAAGATTTGATGATATATCAAATCTCACCAGGAAAAGCGTATGTAAATGGATATGATGTAGAAACTATTTCTACTAGACTTTTAGATGCCCCAAAGGCAAGAACAACATCATCAGTAAATAATTTAAATATAAATTTTAATGCAGGATCCATTTGTGTAGTAAATAATACTTACGGATCTCCAAGAATAGGTATAGGAACTACTTCTATAGTTAAATTAATGAATAGTAGGATTGGAAGTAATCCATATGTTCCTTCCGGAGAAGAAATTGGAATAGCAAGGGTTTATGATTTTATCCCAGAAACTGATTATATTGATCAAACAAGTAGATTTAATCTAAGATTATTTGATATTGAAACATATACTACAATAACTTTAACTAATGAAATTACACTAAGTGTTCCTTCAGTAATTAAAGGAAAAAGAAGCAAATCTATTGGATATTTGAGACAAAATGTATCAAATTCTAAAACTTTATTCTTGTATGAAGTTTCTGGTAACTTTTTAGAAAATGAACCAATTAGTATTAATGAAGTTGATAATAATCGTTTGATTGAAAATGTAATTGATTATGATATTTCTGATGTAAAGTCAATATATTCTCAAACTGGAATTTCTACATTTAATTGTGATACGGTATTAAGTACTCAAACATATATTTCTACTCCAGGAACCACATTTAATATTAATAATGGTTTAGTTTCTGTAGGTCTTAACAATAACTTCATTAATGTTATTAAAGTAGGAGATATTGTTTCATATGCAAGTACTACTTATACAGGAACCCCCATTTTTAATAAAGTATCTTCAGTTAGCGCAGGTGGAACTTCTTTTGTATTATCGGGAATTACTACAGTATCTGGAATTTGTAATGGATCTCTACCTGCTGGACAATTTCAAGTTACAAATATTACAAGATTACGAAATAGTCTTTATACATCAGATTCATCGCTATACACAGAAATTGGTTCAAATATAAGTTCTGTTAAAATTTCAGAAACTGAAATAATTCAAAGAAAATTATTTTCTTCAGTTGCAGTTTTAGATAATAATTCAATCAATGTTACCATTGATCCAGGAGAACCGGATATTTTCTTTGAGAGTTTTGATGAAGATAGATTTATCATTACTTATTCTGATGGAACAAGAGAACCCATTAGATCTGATAAGTTTTTCGTAAGCCCAGATTTAAAACTTTTAACTTTCAATGGGTTAACAAAAAATTCCGGAACTGCCGATGTAATTGCAACTGTCGTAAATAAATCTCCAAATTCTAAGATTAAAAGACTTAATAAAACATCATCTTTAGTGGTTTCAAATTCTAAGTTGGCATCATCTGGAATTGGAACAACTACTTTAAATGATGGACTAACTTATAGTACTGTATACGGCACAAGAGTGCAAGATGATGAAATATGTTTAAATGTTCCAGACATTGTTCGAGTTTTAGCAATATATGAGTCAAATAGCGTTAATGATCCAAAACTCCCAATTTTACAATTATCTGGATTTACTGGCACATCAAATAACAATCAAGATTATGTAATTGGAGAAAAAATTACAGGATTAAATTCTGGTGCTGTTGCTATTATTACCTCTAAAAAGGACTCTGACAAATTAGAATATGTTGGTTTAAATGTAATAAGTTTTGAACTTAATGAAATAATTGAAGGTGAGGATTCTAAAACTCAATCTATAGTAATAAGTAAAATACTTGGCGATAAAAATATTACACAAAATTTTATTTTAGATAATGGCATAAGAGATTCTTATTATGACTATGGTAGAATAGTTAGAAAAAATGCGGTTACATCTCCAACAAAAAAAATAAAAATAATTTTTCAAAACTATACTATTGATTCAAATGATACTGGCGAGTTTATTACTGCTAATAGTTACCCAGTAGATGGATTTCAATACGATGTTCCTATTTATGGTGGCGTTAGAATGACCGACGTTTTGGATATTCGTCCTCGCGTTTCTCCATATACAGACTTAACAAAATCTCCATTTGAATTTTATTCAAGAAACTTTGCTTCTGATGGACAATATTCAAATTATATTATTGCCCCTAATGAAAATTTATTATTGAGTTATTCATATTATCAAGGAAGAATAGATTTAATTAATTTAAATCCTGACGGTATATTTGAGATCGTTCAAGGAACACCCTCAGACTATCCAATTGCACCTTCCAAAGTACAAAATTGTTTAGATATAGCATATGTTTTTATTCCTCCATATGTATTTAATGTAGAAAATGTCACATATAAAATGTCGGAGCATAGAAGATATAGAATGTCTGATATTTCTCTGTTAGAAGATAGAATTGATAGAGTAGAAAAATACACTACTTTGTCAATGTTAGAATCTAAAACTGAAAATTTTTCAATTGTAGATGCAGAAACTGGATTAAATAGATTTAAATGTGGATTTTTTGTTGATGATTTTAGCAGTCATGATAGTCATGATGTAGCAAATCCATCTTTCAGAGCAGCGATTGACTTATCTACAAATACGTTAAGAGCACCACATTACACAACATCATTAGACCTTCAACTTGGATCTGAAGTAATAACGGGAGTTGCTCAAACATATTCCCCAAACTTGTCTCATAGTTTTGTATCGGATCTAGGATCTCCTGGAGTTAAAAAAACTGGTGACTTAATTACTTTAAATTATGATGAAGTTTTATATTATAATCAACCTTATGCTACAAAAACAGAAAGTGTTACTCCATTTTTAGTTCGTTTTTGGAGTGGTTTACTTGAATTAAGACCACCTATTGATACTTGGATTGAAGAAAGAACTGATAGAACATATAGTTTTGCTACATCTAAAATTGTAGGTGATCCTCTTCCCGATATTAACATTACAAAAACTGTAAATCGAACTCAAAATAATACAACTTATAGAAATGAAACAAAACCAGCGACTGGTGCTGGACCTGGAACTAATTGGATTTCTAATCTTAGTGCGGTAAATAGTTCATATTATAATTCTACTTTGCCTCCAGCATTTTCTGTTGCTATTGCTGGTGGTAAGGCAAAATTAACGAATGGAAAAATAAACATAGGTGTTGCAAGAAAAAATATAAATCGATTTACAATAGGTCCATTAAAAGAATATATTAATAAAATATTCCCAGGAGGTGTTGCCAATAAATTGATCACAGAAATTGAAAGCAAACCTCTTGGTAATCCAAACGATAACCAAATACTATACGCTGAGTTTACTCCATCTACTCCCACATTTTCTAGAGAACAATCATTATCAGTAAAAACATCTCAATCTTCATCATCCAGAACTGAAACTAGAACAATTCCTCCAAAAGAAATTAATCTTGGAGATACAATCACTCAAAGCGTTAGAAATTCTATAGAATCAGTAAATTATTTAAGAAGTAGAAATATAGAGTTTGATTCTAAAGGACTAAGACCTTTAACTAGATTTTATGCTTTCTTTGAAGGTATAGACATCAAAAATTATATTACTCCTAAATTATTAGAAATTGAAATGATTTCTGGCAAATTTGATATAGGAGAAGAAGTAGAAAGTTCTCCAACATTTATCAATTGTAAATTAAAGTTTAGATTATGCACTCCAAATCATAAATTTGGGGATGCAATTAACCCAAGGGATACTTTTAGATATATACCATACACTCAACAAGCACCTCCAACATCATATAGTGAGTCTTCAACATTTTTGAACGTTGATACAAATTCTTTATCAGTACCTTCCGAAAAATATTATGGATTAGCTTCTGTTGGAATGACTTTAATAGGAAAACAATCAAAAGCTATAGCAAGAATTACTAATATAAGATTAATTTCAGATCATTCTGGTCGATTATTAGGTTCATTTTTTATTCCAGATTCCACGATCAGTTCAAATCCAAAATGGATTAATGGAGATAATACATTTACTCTTATTGACATTCCAGTATTATCTCCAAATTTATTCGAAACGCAAGATATAATTATTCCGGATATAAGATCAAATCAAAGTACCGCCGAAGCGGAGTTTACAACTAGTGCATCAAGAAGAGTAACTCATGTCAATGTTTTAACCACTAGAAATATAAAAATTATTCCTGCACAAAAAATAAATACAACAACTATAACAAATACTACTACAAATACTACAGAAATAACAACTGAAATAACTCTAACCGGAAGAACACAAAATTTTATTACCTTTAATGAATGCCCAATTGATCCATTAGCGCAATCTTTTTATGTTCGGGATGAAAATGGAATTTTCTTAACTTCTGTTGAATTATTTTTTGAACTTAAAGATGAAGATATTCCTGTAACTATACAAATACGCCCAATGACTGCAGGCGTTCCTAGTAATATGATAGTTCCTTTTTCTGAAGTTACTCTTTCTCCGGATGAAGTAAATA